ATCATCACCCGTTTAAACAGTGCTCAGTGTATCTCTGTGCTCCCCACCTGTTCTGACCTGTTCTCACTTTGACCTGACGGCGGCTCGTCATCGAGTAGTGCGAGATGCTGTGCTAATTGTTTCTTGAGGTCTTCGGCTGACTGCTTAATGACAGTTGATTCAACCCTGTCTGTAAACATCCCGACACTCTTCCCCAAAAGCTCCAACGCCTTCAGCTTGCCCGACTCTGTCTTGAAGTCGTTGGCATGTTCTAGCAACCGCTGCTTAATGTGTCTCTCTGTATTGCTGCGACTGGCGAGTATCACACTTTCCTGACGTTCTAACTTCCGCTCCAACAGCATCGCTACCTTTGGATTATTCAGCAGTTTGTTCGCCTCAGTCGATACTGTCTGGGGTGTTGAGTTCTCACAGCTATAAGCCTGTCTGTAAGCATCACTGTACGTTAAGCCCTTTGACACTGCTGCGACAAAAGCCTGTTGTCGTGCTGTCAATCCTGAGTGCTTTGGCTTAGTCACTCCCGAAGGTTTACCGCTACTAGTGCGGATTGTCTCTTCACTCTGGACTGCTGCTCGCAATTGCTCGCTAACCGCTTCGGGGTTTTCCTTGCTAAGTAAATCTTTGTTCATTGTATTTTCCTATCAAGCCGTTTAAACCCTTAGTCTAACCCTATAAAAACACCCCGTAAAGTTATCCACAGGCTGTCTCAAAATCCCATTAAATGGCACTAAGTTTTGATTAGAGTTTTTATCGAGGTAGGCAAGGGGGTAATGACGGGGTGCTCCGTTCGCGGCGTGGCGGGGTGTTTAAACGCCTTACAGAGGCATAACGGTTTTCCTTAGTTGTGGATAACTACCCCTTTTCTGTGGATAACTCATGTTTTCTAAACATACCTTAGCCAAAAAATAGGTCATTTTCGCTGTTTCACCAAGGTCAAGTCTGGCTTAGTTTATTGTCTCAATGCGATAAGTTCCGCTTAGGAACACTGCTTAGTGGGCGATGCTGCGTATACCTTAGTGGTTTACTCTGTCCTGACCCGTTCTCCCTGACGCATCAAGTGAACACACCCAAGAGCCGCTTGTTGCATGGTTACAACAACAACGCAAAAGATTTATTCTGAGTTGCACCTTTCGTTTAAACGAGTACAATTCGTTCTGTTGTTTGCAGCACCGCTCTTTTCAGGTTGTCGAACCCGTCCCATTCAAGGGTTCAATACTTGCCACTAACAGCCCCATCCCTTGGCGCAGACTCAAGAGGGACTCCGACTAACACGTTGCGGGGTTAAAAAAAGTACTGGAGCGGCATCAAGAAAAGTCCGCATAGCCTAGTGTCTACCGTGAGGTATGCACTAGAGAAAGTTAACCGTAAGCACCTTGTTACAGGGTGCTTGCTGATTCACTTTCAACCACTGGAGGTTTAACCATGCAAGACCTGACTGATGCAATGATCGAAGTCGGTGCTGTTTTATGCGTTGTCTCTTTTCTACTTTTCCTGTCGGAGGTCTTATGACTAAGCGCAATCCCGTTGCCAAGCACTCGCCTACTGCGGGTGCAGGGCGGCATCGTATTAACACTAAGTACACCCGTAAAACCAAGCACAAGGGGCAGTTATGAACGAGACTCGTGAGCAGTGGTTGGCTGCGCTGATTGAGGAAATGCGTGGCATTTTCGCAGTGCATGGGCATCCTCTGCCTGACCGTATCCGTCCTACCTGTGGGTTTCCTAGCAGCAAGGCTCGCTCGAAAGCCAAGCATATTGGTGAGCATTGGTCACCCGCTGCTAGTGCTGATGATACCCACGAGGTGTCTGTCTCGCCCGTTGTCTCTGACCCCTATGAGGTTGCAGGTATTCTGACGCATGAGTTATGCCACGCCGCCACGGACGGTGACGGTCACCGTGGCAGGTTTCCTGCCCTTGCCAAAAAGCTTTGGCTAGAGGGCGCTCCGACTCATGCCTGTGCGGGTGATGCGTTCCGCCTGAATTTCAAGGATATTGTCGAGTCGTTGGGCGAGTATCCCCACGCCGCCTTGAACGTAGGGCGAGTGACCACCACTCAATCAACACGCATGCTCAAAGCATGCTGCCATACCGTGACAGAAAAGGGCAAACCCTGCGGGTATTCTGTCCGACTGTCCAAAAAATGGGCGGATATCGAATTGCCCTTCTGCCCCTTGCACCACCTTGACCGCTTGACTCTTTCCTGACCTGTTTCTTCTAAAATTTTGAGGCTAATTATGACCGCATCCACTGACGCAGTGACTATCGCAAGCCAAACGCTTGCCCGTTTAAACGCTGCATTGCAGCTTATCGGTGTTGATCGTGTAACCGACAAAGCACTCGCAGTCCCCATACTTGTTGACGCTGTCGAGCGGCGCATGTTGACTGTTGACGATATTAAATCCGCCACCGCTGTTTTAGCAGCCCCTGTCGCTGTCGAAGTCGGCGGTGACGAAGTGATTAAACTGCGCTCTGAGTTGCGTTTGGGGCTTGACCTGTTGAAGTCCAAGGTTGACGCTGACCGCTCGAACCTGAGCCGTGATATGGCGATTCTCGCCGCTGAGTTAAAAGATGCACCCGTTGACGTTGACAGTGCTGTGCGTGTTGCTGTCGCATCGATCCTCGCACCGTTTCAAGCCACCGCTACGCCAGAAGTGCTCGCCGCAGTGGTTGCATCTGTTCCGGCGGGTAAGGTCAGGGCGGCTATGCTGTTTGACGTATGCCACTACGAGGTTGACGGTGAGCGTGTTGATTTTAGTGATATGGAGGTCTGTGTTTGGGCTGATCCTGACGCACCAAAACGCCTCGATGATTACGTTTTTAATCCCCGATTCCTGCACGAAAGTCTTGTCGCAATCCATCAGGCTTTGCCCCTAAATTCATGGTTGGCGGGTGAGCGTGGGACTGGAAAGACAGAGTTTGTCACTCAACTTGCATCACGGCTTGGACGCAAGCTGTACCGTATCAACTTTGACGAGGCTATCGAACGCCTCGACTTTATCGGCGGCAACATCGTTGACGCAGGTTCTGTGGTCTGGAAAGCGGGTGTACTCGCTCAGGCTATGCAACACGCAGGTGCGCTGATTCTGCTCGATGAGATATCTTTTGCCAGAGCACAGTCCATTGCTGTGCTCCAGTCAATCTGCGAACCCTCTGTGCATAGGGGCGTGATGATTAACGAGACAGGGCAGCGCATCCCTGTTCACCCTAGCGTGGCATTCTTTTGTGCTGATAACACAAACGGGTATGGGGATGCGTCAGGCAATTTCACTGGTACGAGGGATCAGAACTCAGCGTTCATTGACCGATTTTCGTATACGTTCGAATTCCAGTATCTCCCTGCTGCTGACGAGGCGAATTTGATCCACAAGCGCACGGGTATTACGCTCAATGCAGCGCAGGTCATTGTCAAGTTTGCAAGAGTGGCGAGGGAAAAGTCGAAGTCTGGCATGCTGACTCAGCCCCCGTCATTACGTCAGCTTTTCGCTTGGGCTGCTGCGGTGCAGGACGGTATCCCTGTCAAGAATGCGTTCGAATCTGCTGTTGTCCGCAAATATCCTGCGGACTGCGCCGCTGAGTTGTGGGCGGTGTTTACAACCACTGTGGATATACCTAATTTCAAATTACGTTTGGGGAAATAAATGAAAGGATTCATAGCAAAAAATGCCTTAACGGCGCTGATCGAAAAGGTCTGGCAAGCAAGCGGCAATACCATTGACCACCTTGAAGTTAAATTTGCGGGTGCGTCAGCGGGTATCCGGTACGAGCGTAAGGGCAAACGGTTGTCTGCAATGATCGTGCTACCTGCGATTGATGAGTCTGCTGAAGTGACTCAGAAGTTCTTTAATGACCTCGTTGCGTATGTGCTGCATGAACTTGGGCATGCGTGGTTCACCGATAACGAGCCGTGGGATGAGGCGAAGTCGTTACATGGTGACATTGTGGGTAGCATCATTAACGGCTTAGAGGATGCCCGTGAGGAACTGCGAGTCATCCGCTCCGGCTACGCCGACAACGCCCGTGCGCTGTTTGTCCAGTTGACTAACAATGTGTTTGAGGGCGGCTTTGAGGTCTGGGATATCCGTAATGTCGGTGCTGTATGCGCTGTCGAGGGGCGGCGTTTAAACGGGTATGAGTTGATTGTGCCTGACC